AGTGTGTAATATAAGAAAAGATATAGACCACAGCACAAGACTTTCATGCACAGTCCGCATGCACAGCACATGCACAGCACGGTCAGAACTCGGACCCGGCCTCTTTTCGCCGGTCCTCCTCCAGTTTCTCGCGCATCACAAGAGGCGGGAGTTGTGCAACCAGTTCAGGAGCCGGGCCGCGATACCAAACTCTCGGTCTGTTCGATGCTCCGCCCTCAAGGATCTGCACGCCCGTGTAGGCCCACCCGTCTGCACGCATTGCACGCATGATGTGCTGCGGCAGACCACGGCCGCGCGCCCGCTCAGCGCCCCACACGCCGCGTCGGTGCATGTCCATGACCTCGTCCACCGTCAGGTAGTGACGACGCCCAAGCGGGCCTTCCTCCGCCCACAGCGAGCGCGCCCATGCCACGGCCGGATGCGCCTCGAGCGCCATTTCCAGTTTCGCGGTCGTCATGGGCGGCGTGGCGTAGGGATTGAACGCCGAGACGTCGCGCGCGGCGAGATACCCGGCCACGGCCTCGTAGCCGCCGCGCGCGTACCACCCGCGCAGGCCGGTGTAGTATGCGTCTCTGTCTTCACCGACGGCCGCCATGCTCGTTCCGACCACGTCGAAGCGGCGATCGTCCTCCGCCAGGGCGATGGCGTCGATGTGGTTGGAGGTGATCGCGACGTTGACGATGTTGGGGATCTCAAACTCTTCGACCCCTTTGCGGTTGATCCGCACACGATCGGGCGGCGTCGTCATCGCGCCTTTGATATCATCATAGACATCGCGCTTCTGCGCGGGCGGCATCTCCGAGATCAGCAGCCACGGCGCTTCGAAATACCCATTGAACTGTCCGCCGAGTTTCGACCCCTGCACCACGGCGCGGTTGTTCTCGCCGATGGCCATCCAGAATGGTTGCAGGAACGTATCCTTGCCGGTCATCTGATCGCCCAGCAGCACCAGGGCCGAATTGATCTTCCTGCCCGGGTGCTGGATCGCCCACGCGAGGCGATCGAGAACGCGGTTCCGGTCGGCCTCGTTCGGGATCAGGCGCCGCGCGTGTTCCAGCCACGGCCGCGCGTCCTCCTCGGTGGCGCCCGTCCACGGCACCAGACGGGGCGCCTGCCAGATGTTGGCGTGGAGCCTGCCGTCGTCCTCCATCACCAGAGCGCCCTGCCCGGGCCGCATCGTGAGTGAGTGCGCCCGGCGCATGCCGCTGTCAGGGTGCGCCAGGCGTGCGACGAGGCTCTTGCCGCCACGCGCCTGAGCGCCGGGGACGCGCAGCTCCTCGGCCAGCAGGCGCAGGCGTGGTTCATCCAGCAGCAGGAACGTCTCGCGGTCCTGATACCGATGGTGCTTCACGACATAGATGACGCGCGCCGCCAGCAGGCGGAACGCCAGCGACCCCGGGCCGTCCTCGACGCCGGGGTCATCGAACTTTCCCGGCGGCGACGCCAGCGGCTGAGATCCGGCCTCGGCCTCCGGCACCGTGTCGAACTCGTCCGCGCGTGCCTTCGATGGCGGCGTCCACCCAGGCACCGCCTCGCGCGCCAGATATCGCAACGATCCGAAACCGACATCGGTGCCGGGTGAATCGAACCAGTGCGCCCACCGCTCCATGCACGCCGCCGGGTCGTATCTGTCCTCGCGTTTCTCGGACCACGCACGCCATGCCTCATAGGCGTCCGGATCGCCTCCGCTGGCGGCGTGCGCCGCCATGCCGACACGCGTCCACTCGTGCCAGTCCGTCAGCTCGTCGTTGACCATGACGCCCAGCGCGGCGGCGATGTCCTCGGTGCTGGCGGTGCGCTGCCGCGAGCCGGCGGCGCGCAGCACCGTGGCGCGGCGGCCGTGCGCGCGTTGTGCCTCACCCAGCTGCCACAATTCGAAGCCGAGGCCACACAGGTCGACATCGAGCGACCCGGCGGCGTCCCAGCCCGTCGTCGTGAGGTAGCGCCCGACGCCGCAGAAGATTTCGATCATCGCCCGTGGGTGGCAGTCGGTCGTGCCGCCCCATGCCTTGAGGCCGTCGGCGTCCTGCGCGCCAAGGAACTCGCCCATCATCAGGCGGCCCTGGAACGGCACGTCGAGGCCGCCGGCGCCGGCGATGCGTATCCCCGTGCCTGACGGCGTCACCTCGGCGTAGGCGCCGGGCGCCATGTCCAGCACGGCGAGAACCCATGGGTCGAGTTCACCCGTGCCCGGGTCGCGGCAGTGGTCCGCGTCGAGCCAGACCACGTCGAGATCCCCAAGGGTCAGGCGGCCGACGCCGTCACCGTCGCCGGCCAGCACGGCGGCGCGGGCGACGATATAGGTCACGCACGTCGACAGGCTGTTGACCTTCTGCCCCACCAGCGTGCCCGGCACGCGCGGCACCTTGGTCCACCGCGCGCCGGATCTCATCCAGTCCCAGACGCACCAGCGCTTTTGATCGAGCAGCCGCCCCAGCGGGCCGTCATGCGTCAGCCCGACGCCACGCGCGCGATCGTCCAGCACGGGCCTGGGCAGGCCCTCGGCGGCGTCCGGCGGCTGTGGCATGGGCGTTTCCTCTGGGTGTGTTGCTCCGCCAGCGTGCCTCGGTCAGGGCCCGCTGTCTCCGTCTGAGCTGCTGGTCATCAGCCCGAAATCCATCAGCAGCCGAAACAGGGCGGCCGCCTGCTGGTGCGGCAGCGTGGCCTTGCACCAGACGTGTGCCGTGCCGTCGCTCAGAGCCTCCATGCCCAGCACGGGCGTGGGCTTTGGCGGTGCCGGTAATGTCGTCGGTTCACTCATGGCCGCCTCGTGCAGTATCAGGGCGCGTCGCGCCGGGCCCGGCGCGACCTTGGCGGGCCTGCTCGGTTTGTGCCTGCCCGGCCTGGCCAATAGCTTCGCGTCGACCTTCAGCAGCCGCGCCAGTTTCCTGGCCGTGTCGGGTGATATGCCTGCCCTGGCGTTGCGCCAGCCCGACACTGATTGCCCCGTGACACCCACGGCTTTGCCTACTTCGCCGGGGCCCAGTCCCGCTTTGGTCATCGCCGCCTTGAGAGCGTCGGCCATGGGCACGAGCCGGGGCTGGAACTTCGCGGTGGCCATCAGACGCGCGCCTCATGCGCGGCGCCATTGGCGCGGCGTTTCTTCCTCACTTTATTGGCCGCGATGTTCTGCTCGCGTTCGAACAGATCGTTGCGCTCCGCGATCGCGGGAGGCGCCTTGCGCCGCGCCAGCCGATACCACGCGTCGCGCCATGCCGCTGAGCGGCTCTTGAACGGCCCGGCCTCGCGGTTGCCCAGCGACCAGTACCAGCCGCTGAAGACCAGGGGCTCGCCCTTGTCGCGCTCGACCGCCCAGAGGCGGCAGGCGGCATGCGACAAATAGAACACCCGGACGCCGGTCTCGCCGGCATCTTTCAGCACGGTATCGCTAAGCCACATCGTCACCATCCCGCCGAATGAAATATCGCGGCTTCTTGTGGCGCGCCGCGCCGAACGCCTTGAGCGTCGACAGGCGCCCACCGGCCGTGCCGATGGGCGTTCGCATCTGGTCCGCCAGCTGCTTTACCGTCAGGCCCGCGTCCCCGGCGCGCTCGAGCAGCTCCAGGGCCTCCTGGCTGGGCGCGCTGTATTTGCGCGGTGATCCCTCGGGGCGCTTCTGCCGCCTCTTGCGCTGCCGTGGCGGCGGGGCCGCCGCCGGCTCTTCAACAGCGGCGTCAACAGCGGCGGTCGCCGCTTCGAAATCAGCCATTATCTCCGCGAAACCGTTCATCGCCGGGGCCACCTCCGGCCCCGGCCGGGCGGAGGCGGCCTGGGCGAACCGGGTGGCCCAGGCGTGGCTGGGGGCGGCCTGGGCGGCCTGGGCGGCCTGGGCGTCAGTGGAGGCCTGCGGCGCCCGCCGCCAGGGAGGCTTCGTCGTCAGGTCCAGCACGCCCCCCTGCGGCGTGGCGGCCAGCCACTCGTCGATCTGCGCGATCCTGCCCTGGATGCGGAATATCTCGTCGATGAGATCGGCGCGGCGGGCGATCATCCCCGCCCGGTCGACGGCGGTCACGCGAGTGACTCCCGGTTTCCTTTCGCCATATACGTTGTGAAAGCGTTATCAACCTTACGCTCGGGTTGATCCTCGGCCATCCTCCGGCCGCGTTCCAGCAGACTGCTCAGCAGATCGCGGAACGTGCCCGGGTTCATTCGGTTGCCGTAAGCATTAGGGAACACCGGCATCAGGGCGATGTCCCGGCCGAGGCGGCGCGCGGAGCGGGCCGCCCGCCATCTGACCTCGTTCATTTCCTGAAACATCGGGTGCGTGGGGTCGATCGCTTCGATCGTGGACCACGTCAGGCGGCAGAGATCGGCGCGCGTGCAGCCCGTCGTCAGCAGCCACCGGACGGCGGCGCCGGCCCAGTGGCCCCGCGCCGCGAGGCGCAGCAGGGCACGCTCGTGGTCGTCATAGACACGGTATGCCGGCATTCCCCGGACTCCCCTCCGTTGATTGATCGCGGAGGAGCATGCAGGGGTTCCGCCGGGGGCGCAAGTAGTGCAATCGTTGCGCTCGGCGTTTCGTCGGCCGCCGGACGCCGGCCCACATTAATTTTCAGATGTCAAATCTTTCCCCGACGCTCGATCGCCGCCGCGTCGTCGAGCGCGGCGGTTATTCCCGTCAGGGCTTCCGCCGGTAGGTCGAGGTGCAGCAGCAGCCGCCAGCGGCGGCCGCGCGGCGCCTGGGTGATTTTGACCGTGGGAATCGGCGGTCCCATGATCGGCCCCGGTTCGCCCGTGGACACGCCCGGGGCGTGGATGCCCAGGTGCGCCGCCAGCTCGTCGAGCGTGATCCCGGTCGTGCGGCAGAACGCCGCCGCCTGCGCCAGGGTCAGGCCGCGCTCGGTCTGCCCGTCGAGCCAGCGGCTGGTGGCGGACGTGGACAGCCCCCAGGCGCGGGACAGGTCCAGCTGGGTTTTCCCCGCCCGCTCCAGCAGCTCCCTCCCCCAGGAGCGGTCGATCAGAGCAGCGGAATTGTCGGCGTAGGCCAGGCTTGTGACTGCCATCGGTTCCCTCGTTTACCTTTTGCCGTTTGATCTGGTTGCACGGATTGCGTTCGTCACGGTTCACCCTTTGCCTCTTAACGAAACAGGGGACAACTGGTTTCTTCTTGTTTTCACAGAGTGTTCATTCCGCAAGTCCGGCACAGATAGCACAACGCCGGACTGAGGCAAGAATGTGTCTGGCGCAATCCTTGCGCGTGTTGCAGCCTGACGGTGCCCATTCGGGATGCCGCCCATGGTTTCGCGTGCCACTCTGCCCACCCCCGAGACGCTCACTGTCCCGCGCGCCGCGCACATCCTCGGCATACCCGTCCGCACGCTCTACGCGCATTGCGAGAGCGGCACGGTGCCATCGGTGCGGATCTCCAGGCGCATCCTGATCCTGCGCTCAGTCGTGGACGCTCTTCTCGAGTCCGGTAAATTCACCGTGGCCGGCGACGCGTCGTGGTGACGTTTGACAGCGACTCTCACGCGATGCGTAGTGTCCTGGCCCATGGTTGAACCGTGGGCACACCAGCGAGCCGTCCAGACCGATCTGGTCCTCGGGCACTGGCTGCTGCTCTGGGAAATGGGCACCGGCAAGACCGGGGCGATGCTCGCCGCCAGCGACGTGGTCGGCGGCAGGATGTTGTGGCTGACGCTGGCCGTCCTCGTGCCGCAGGCCCTCGCCGAGATCCGCCGCTGGCGGCCGGCGGCCACGGTACAGGTGATGCGAAACGGGCGCGAGCGCGTCAGCTCCACCGCCGATGTCATCGTCTGCTCTTATGACCTGATGCGCCGCCTGCCCGTGTGGCGGCAGCTCTACGGCCAGCAGTGGGATTGCTGCGTGTGCGATGAGGGGCACGCCCTCGGCCACGGCGCGTCCCTGCGCGCCCAGGCGTTCTACGGGTCGCGCGACAACAGCCAGGGGGCGCTGTTCCGCAAGTGCGACCGCGTCTGGGTGGCGACCGGCACCCCGGTATTGTCCAGCCCCGACGAGCTGCATCCGCACCTGAGCCGCCTGTTTCCGCAGCTCATCCCCGATCTGCGCCGCAAGCAGGATTTCCTGGCGCGCTACTGCATCCTCGTGCGGCGGACGTTCGGGGACGTCGTCGTCGGCGGGCGGAACCTCGCGGAACTCCGCGACATTCTGCGGTCATGTGCATCCCGGCTGGCCCTGACGGACGTCGTCGATCTGCCGCCGTTGTTGGTGGACACCATCCCGGTCGAGGTCACCAAGGCCCAGCGCGAGGCCATTGAGGCCTCGATCACGCCCGACCAGGCGCGGGAACTCCATGTCGTCCTGACCCAGCTGCGCGGCGGCGTGGAGGCCGCGTGGCAACGCCTCCAGGCCATGCTGTTGCCGTTGGCTTCGTTACGACGCGTCATCGCTCTGGCGAAAGCGCAGGCGGCGGCTGAGATCGTCAAATCCGAACTGGCCGGCGGCGCCGATCGGATCGTCCTGTTCGGCCTGCATCTGGACGCCCTCAATCACGTCGCGTCGGAATGTAAGCACTTCGCCCCCCGTCTCCTGATCGGCGCCACCACGCAGGCCGCGCGCGATGCCGCGCTGCGCGCGTTCGACACCGGGTCATGCAGGCTGCTGATCGCATCGATCCGTCTCGCCGGCTTTGGCCTGAACCTTCAGGCCGCCCGGCGCTGTGTCTTTTTGGAAACAGCGTGGACGCCAGCGGAGGTCGACCAGTGCGTGGCGCGATTATACCGCGCCGGACAGACGCGGCCGGTGCATGCTTCGATCCTGGCGATCTCCAACAGTATCGACGCTCGCGTTGCTGAAGTAATACGAAGAAAACGCACAGTTGTGCATGAGCTTCTGGGAGGTTTAACATGACGACGACTCACCTTGCCCATGTGACTGTTTCTTTTGATCTGGCGCTTTCAGCCGCCGACATCGCGTCACTGCTCATGCGCGAACAAATGGCCGTGCATCCGGCCCTGGCGGCCGCCGTGGCGGTGATGGACCGCGCCACCGGCATCGACCCCGTCGAGGCCGTGACGGCCGTCAACGAGCAGCCGGCGCCGACGGCCGAGGCTGAGCCGCCCCCGGCCGCGTCGTCGCGGGCCGCCAGGGCGAAGACCGCAGCCCCTGCCCCGGCTCCGGCGGAGATGGCGAAGGCCCAGGCCCTCCAGGCTCTGCCAGAGCCCGAGATGCGCGCTCTGCTGACGCGGGTCAGCTCCACCCATCCGGCCAAGGTCGCCCAGGTCGTGGCCATCCTTCAGGAACACGGCGGCCACAAGCGCCTGGCCGAATGCCCGCCCGAGACGTGGCCGGCGATAGCGGCCGCCGCCGAGGAGGCCATCCTCCGCGCCACCACGGGGGGCTGACGTGCCACGCGGGCACAGCCCGCTCGGCATGTCCGTCCTCGAGCGCAGGGCGAACTGCCCGGGCAGCATGCGGATGGAGGCCGGGCGCACCGACACGCCGTCCGTCTACGCCGCGCGCGGGACGGAGCTGCATGCCGTGGCGGCCGCGTGCCTGCGCGACAGTCTCGACGCCATTGAATACATCCCCGACGATCCCGACGGCGCCGCGCTGGTACAGGACTATCTGGACGTCGTGCGCCACGCGGCGACGGGCGGCGAGATGCTCATCGAGCATGAATTCCAGCTGGAATCCCTGTCCGCGCTTTACTGGGGCACGGCCGACTGCGTGATCATCCGCCCGCCCTTGTTATGGGTCTGCGACCTGAAGACCGGCGCGGGGCATCCGGTGCCGATCCGCCGGCCGGACGGGCGCGTCAACCTACAGCTCGGCGGCTACGCCCTCGGCGCGCTGCACAGCCTGCCGCCGGGCGTCGACAACGAGATCACCCACGTGGGTCTGTGCATCGTCCAGCCCCGGGTGGGGCCGCCACAGGTGACCACGATGACGACCGGCGAGGTGCATGATCTGGCGGCCGATCTGATCGACATCGCCGAGGCCGCGCAGGCGCCTGACGCGCCTCTGGTGGCCGGTGACCACTGCCGGTTCTGCCGCGCGTCGGGTGACTGCCCTGAGCTGCGCCGTGTCGCGCTGGAGCGCGCCAGTGTCGAGTTCGACCTGGCGACCGATCCGGCGATCGTCGCCCCGATGCCGCCGTCGCCCGCGTCACTGACACCAGATCAGCTCGGCCGAATCCTGATTGGCGCCGATCTGCTCGAGGCATGGCTGACGGCCGTCAGGGCACGCGCCAAGGCCCTCGCCGACAAGGGCGTTGAGATCTTCGACCATAAGCTGGTCAACCGCCGTGGGCGGCGGATCTGGGTGGACGAGACCGAGGCCGCGAAAGCGCTGAATTCCCTGTTGCCGGCTGATGATCTTTACGTGGTGAAAACCGTCAGCCCGGCGCAGGCGGACAAGGCTCTGAAGCGTCTGAAAGCGAAACGACCCGGCGCGTGGGATAAACTCGTGACGACGACAGACCCCGGCACCGCGCTGGTGCCGTTGGCTGATCCACGCCCCGCGGTGTCGCCGAGGGCGGTGGAGTTTTCCGTTGAACAAGAGGAACAATGACATGCCGCAAAAAGCGAAACCAGATGTGCCCTTGCTGCGGATCGGCCCCGGGCGGCTGTCGTTCCCGCATCTGATCGAGAAGCACGCGATCGAGGGCGGCACCGAGAAATACAGCACCGCTCTGCTGCTGCCGCCGGATTTCGACATCCGGCCGCTGCTCGAGGCGCTCAACAAACTGTGCCGCGAGACGTGGAATCAGGACCGCGCCAAATGGCCGACCAACGCCCGCAAGCCGGAACAGGTGATCCGCCGCTGCGAGGAGAAGGCGCATCTGGCAGGCTACGAGCCGGGCTGGCATTTCATTTCGGCGTCGACCAACGAGCAGCCGACGATCGTGGGATGGGACAAGGAGCCCATCACCAATCCAAGGGAGACCTACGCCGGCCGGTGGGCCAACATATCCGCGCGTCCGTTCATCTATAACAACGTCGGCGTCGGGATCTCGCTTGGCCTGAACAACGTCCAGCTGTTGCAGCACGCGCCCGCGTTCGGACGCACGTCCGCCGCGCAGGACTTCGATGTCGTCGCCGAGGCTGTCGACGGCGATTTCTGAGGATGGAAAGCGAAGCAGCCGATCCCGCTCGCCGTCGCCTGATTGACTGCGCGGCGGCTTGTCTGGATCACATCCGCGCCGTCCAGTGGGGCACCGCGACCTCGCAATACCGAACCACCGACCGGGGTTTCGATCTGCACGTAAGGATCGAGATCTCGTGTTTTTCCGCCCAGAAGAAAGAATGACGATCGACCTCGACCGCTGCCTGTTCTGGGACTGCGAGACGCGGTCTCCGGTCGACCTCCGCAAGACGGGTGCGTACATCTACGCCGCGCACCCGGCGACGGATGTCACCGTCGCCCGGCTGGCGATCGGCCGCGAGACGCCGGTCGAGTGGCGACCAGGGCGGGAGCTGCCGGAGAAATATCGCCGCGCGTTCCTTGATCCTTTGGTCGAGATCGTGGCGCACAACGCCGCGTTCGAACGTCTCATGCTCGAAATGATCCTGCACCCGCGCCATGGCTGGCCGTTGGTGCCGATCGACCGATGGATCTGCACGATGGCCCGCGCGCGGGCGATGGCCCTGCCGGGCAGTCTCGACGGCGCGGCGGCCGCCGCCGGGCTGGGCGTCAAGAAGGACGGCGTCGGATATGCCCTGATGCTCCGCATGTGCCGCCCCCGGGCGGTGCTGCCCGACGGGTCCATGACATGGTGGGAGGACGAGGAGCGCATGGCGCGCCTGTCCGACTATTGTTGCATGGACGTAAAGGTTGAGCGGGCGCTGTTCCAGGCCACCGCGCCCTTGCCCGAGGATGAGCTGGAGATCTGGGACCAGACGGAAACGATGAACGATCGAGGCCTGCGCTTCGATCTGGGCTTCGTCGCCGCCGCGCGCGTGGTCGCCGAGGACACCCGCGATCTGCTCGACAAACAGATGGCGAACCTCACGTCGCGCGTGGTCGATCGCGCGTCCAAGGTCGACGCGTTGAAACGGTGGCTGCACGCGCGCGGCGTCGACCTGTCGCCTCCGCCTGAGCTGGTGCGCGGCCCGGTGGCGGCTGTCCTCGAGCCCGTGGTGGACGCTGAGATGGATCTCGCCGCCGAGGTCGAGGACGAGGAGGAGGCCGAGGAGGAGCTGCCGGAGCTGCGCCGACGCGACGTGCTGCGCCTGATCGCCGATCCGCGCGTGGGCGACCTCGAGCGCCAGGTGCTGCGCGTGCGCCTCGAGGCCGGCAAGATCTCGACCAAGAAGCTCGAGGCGATCCGTCATCGCGCGGACGCGGACGGCGTCGTGCGCGGCCTGCTCGGCTATCACGGCGCCAGCACCGGGCGATATATAAGCACGGGACTGCAAATTCAGAATTTCCCGCGCGACGTCGTCGACGACTGGGATGGCATGCGCATGCTGCTCGATCACGGCGCGGATGCCGTCGACGCGATCGGCGGCCCGCCGCTCGATGTCATCAGCCGCATGCTGCGTGGCGCGATCATCCCGCGCGCCGGCCACGAGATCGCCGCCGGGGATTTCACCAGTGTCGAGGCCGTCGGCGTGGCGTGGCTGGCCGGGCAGAACGATCTGCTGCACGCGTTCCGTGAGAAACGCAAGATATACGAGGAGATGGCGGCCAAGGTCCACGGCTGCCGTCTGGCCGACGTCACGCCGGTCCAGCGCTTCATCGGCAAGACCTTGACGCTCGGCGCGGGCTACCAGCTCGGCTGGCGTAAATTCCGCGAGACCGTGCTGGTGATGGGCGGCATCCTGCTGACGCCGGAAGAGGCTGAGCGCGCGATCTTCACATATCGCGACACTTTTGAACATATCCCGAAACTATGGGCGAACATGCAGGAGGCGGCGATCATGGCCGTGCGCCGCCCCGGGGCTGTCATGGAGACCGCGCAGGGTCGGATCAGGTTCCGCATGGACCGCAACTGGCTGCGGATGCGCCTGCCGTCTGGGCGTTATCTCTGGTACGCGCAACCGTTGATAGAGAAGAACAAATACGGCGGCGACTCGCTGACCTATCACGGCGTCAACGCCAAGACCCGCAAATGGGAGCGCCAGGGCACCTACGGCGGGCGCCTGACCGAGAACGCCGTCCAGGGCCTGTGCCGCGATCTGCTGGTGGGCGCCACGCTGCGCCTCGAGGTCGCCGGCTATCGGCCGGTCGGTCTGGTGCATGACGAGATCATCGCGGAGCCGCCGATCGGTCACGGGTCGATCGACGCGATGTGCGAGCTGATGTCCGAGGTGCCGCTGTGGGCGGCCGGGTTCGCTCTGAGCGCCAAGGGCGCGCGGGGGCCGCGCTACCAGAAATCATGAGGGGATCGCCATGTATCACCTGGGCCAGCTGCCGAAGAAAACGTCGACCACGGTGCGGCATCTGATGGAGCTGCTGATCACCGCTGAGCGGTTCGGGCTGCGGTCGATATCGATCGGGACGCTGGAGCGCCTGACCGAGGAGCGCGGCCAGTTCGACCCGCTGGGCGCGGCGATCCGCGAGAAGAAAGCCCAGCTCGAGGAAGGGTCGTTCTGGTGATCCGTTGGATCATCCGTCGGTGGCACGCCCGCCAGCGGGCGATCGACATCGAGATGCTGTGGCCGTCCTGCCGGCGACTGGCGGGAGATCTGGATCGGGCGCGTGCGGCTTTCGCGCTGCATGCGTTCCATGACGCCGCGTGGCTGGAGCTGGGTCCGGACGGCATCGCGGCCGTGATCGAAGGCCTGTCATGATCTTCCACCCGTCGATCACCCGCGAGAAGGTGTCCGAGGCCGTGCGGCGCTACGACACCAGCCTGGACAACCCGGGCTTCTGTAACGCCTGCGGGGCCGAGGTCGACGGCTGCGAGCCCGACATGCGGCACGGCGAGTGCGAGCTGTGCGGCGAGCGGGAGGTGTTCGGCGCCATGGAACTCCTGTTCTGGATGTTCTGATGCCGTGGAAGGACCGACAGGACCGGCCGCAGTATCGCCCGTTCCGGCCGGAGGACATGGTGAAGGCCTGCCGCGACCTCGCCCGCGCGTTCCGCGCCGAGTCGGCCGCCGGCCGGCCCCCGATTCGGGTCTGGGATGAGCGCCTGGGGGAGTATGTCCACGTGACCCGCGCCGAAGCCGCCAGACGCCTGGAAGAGCAAGGATTCCGCTGGGAAACCGAGGCTATCGGCGGGCCGCGCAACACGATCGACCGGAAGAAACTGGGCGAGATCTGATCTAAGGCGTTGCGCGATCAGTCAATTTACCCAACGATGGCGGCGTTCGGCCATTTCGGCCGAGGAGCAACCGATGTCCGAATAGCGAAAGGGGGCGCCCAGAAAAGGACACCCCCCACCACCAAACCGATTGTCTGACGTCGTCAAACGTCAAACGGGAACCCGAAACTTCCCAGACCTTCGCACTGGCAACCCGGAACCGCAAGCCCTCTTTTTCGCGGTGGGGGTGGTGTGTCCTGTTTCTGGCGCCACATCGCTGTTCGGCGGGAGACCGCCATGACGCCGAATCAGTTCGCCTACGCCGCCACGAAGTTTCGCGACAACCTCCCGCACGGTCAGCGGCCGACCGATGCCCACGTCCGCATCGCGTGGGTCATGGCGCGGTGGCAGAACAACAGCCCGTCGCACGCGAAACTGGCCAAAGCCGCCAAGGTCCACCGCAACACCGTGGGCAACGCCATGAGCCGGTTTCGCGACCTCGGCCTGCTGACCTGGGTCGGGCGGGTGGTCCGCCTGCGCGGCGGTCATCTGGCACGCGGGTCGAACCAGTATCGTTTTCCTGAGCAGCCTTCCTTGCCTGCGGCGACACCCCGCCGGCTTCGACAAAAAGGTATGAAAAAGCCCATCTTTGTTAGCCCAACAAAGTTTGTGCATAGTGAAACACTGGAGCTTTCAGCGAAGGAGCTGGCCGCCCGGGCGGCGGCCCGTGTCGCCGCCGCATGGGCGGGCCGGGCATCACAGAACCCGGTTCGCCGTGTCTGAAGACCCCGCGTCATCACGGGCGATCTCGTAATACCTCGATCCGTCGTTGTTGGCGGTGCCCTGGCCGTTCTTGAATCGGATCGTGCGCTGGGAGACCGCCTTGCCCCTCCACTGGTCCCAGACCAGCAGCCCGGCGTCGTGGCAGCGGATCAGGATCGCCGCGTGGCTCGATCCGTCGGTGCGGTTCTCGTAGGTGCCGCCCGCGCCGAACGTGGCGATGGCGCACCCCTCGGGGGTCGCCGCGTCGACCTTGCGCCCGCGCCGCCACGCCGACGTGTGCGGCACGCGGGCGGCGTCCTTGACGTAAGCCACGCACTGCCCGTTGCCGACCACCTGGCCGGCGTAGCTGGCGGGGTCATGCGCGATGTAGTCACTCATCGGGGGGCCTCCTTCGCAGGCCGAGGAGCAGGGCGATCAGCGCCACGACCTCGGACAAAATATCCTTGATGCCTCCGCCGCGCTCGCAGAGCGCCGCCTTGTCGAGGAAGCAGCCGGCTTCGATGCCCGCCGACAGCACCAGGGCGCCGCCAACGAGCAGCACGAGGATCAGCAGCACGCCCCGGATGAGCGGGTCGAGCGGGGGCGGCGTGTTCAGCGCCAGTAGAGTCCGTGGTAGCCGCCGAACAGGACCACGATCAGCAGGACGATCAGGATCACGCCCAGCAGGCCGGGGCCGTAGGCGCCTTGCCTGTAGCCGTAGGAGCCGCCGTAGCCGCCGCCCAGGAGGACGATCAGCAGGACGACGAGGAGGATGAACATCATTGCGGTTGGAACCTCGGATCGAGATAAGGGGCCAGGGAACGGCGCGGCCCCGGGCCGGGCGTCGGCGGCGCCGGCTCGCCAAGCAGGCCGGGCAGGGCGGTCGACGTCGCCACGCCGGCCATCGTCCCACGCGTCGTCTGCGGGCCGATCGCGCCCGCCGCCTGATTGGTGAGGTAGGCCCGGCCGACGGGGGAGGTGGCCAGCGACTGGATGATCGGCGGCAGGCCGACGGCGCCCGCGCCCAGGGCGATGCTGTGCAGCGGATCGCCGCCGCCGAAGTAGGCGCCGCCTCCCATCATGCCACCGGTCAGCAGGGTCTTCATGGCCGTCCGCATCGGCGTGCCTGACTGCGGCACCGGGTCCTGAATGAACGCGCGGCCGATCCGGCCCAGGTCGTTGAGATCCCCGCGACCGGCGGCGTAGTTGTTGCCGGAGCCCGAGGCCAGCACCGTGGACAGCCGCCCGGCCGGGATATTTCCGCCCGCCGTGACCGCGCTGGGCGTGTTCATCGCCGCCTGGATCACCTTGCCGTTGGCGTATTGCCGCCGGGCCGTGTCGAGGGCCTCGGCGTCCTCTCCGGTGATGCTCCCCGCCATGCCGGCGCGGAGCGCCTGACGCAGCTGCAACAGCGTGTCGCGCACCTGTCCGTCGCTCGTCGTGCGGATGTGTTTCGACAGCTCGGAGTCGAGCGACGCGAAAGCCGGGCCCTCGACCCGAAAACCGCCCTGGCCGTCCGATTGAACTTTGCTGGTGAAATCCTCGATGCGGTTCAGCACCGGCTGACGCACGCTCTCCGGCAGATAGCGGTTGGCCTGGTCCGCCACCGCCTGGACGCTCTGCATCGCCGGGGCGTCGACCCTGAAGTTGTTGCGGCTGTAGATGTCGGACATCGCCTGCCCGCTGCGCTCGAGGGCGGCGTTGACGACCTCGGGCGTGGCGTGCGTGGCGTCATACTCCCCGGCGTGCGCCAGGGCGGCGCGGTTATACTGGACGCGCTGCGCCTCCTCCGCCGCCCGCGCCGGGCCGGAGGTGAGCGGCATTTCCCGCATCACCGATTCCATCGTCCGCAGCGGCGTCGACCCTGACATCTGCCCGGGCGTCAGCTGGATGTTGTTCGCCGCCGCGCGCCGCGCCAACTCGGCCTGCTCGGGGTTGAGCTGACTCAGGCCGGGCGAGACCACGCCGCGCGCCACGCTGGTGGCCAGGGGCGTGGCCATGCCGGCGATCGTGCCGAGTGTCGGGCTGCCGGTCCCCTGCCCGACGGAGCCGGCCACGGCGCCGCTGACGCCCTGCGTGACCGGGTTGGCGGCGAGGCGCTCGGCGATGTTCGCCACCGCGCCGCCTGCCTGCGCGGTGCGCGCCACGGCGGCCGCCGGGGCCACGACGGCGGCGGCGTTCCCGACGCCCTCGCCGGCCGCGTAGAGGTTGCGCTCCGTCGGCGTGTCAGGGTTCAGATGCCCACCGAAGACGGCGTCGCCGAATGCGTTCAGGCCGCCCTGCGCCCATTTGGTGAACTGCCCGGGCTGCGGCGCGAACGTGTACTGGCGCGGCCCGGCGGCGACAGTATTGATCGTCGACGGGGACACCGCGCGCTCCACCGCCCGCACCCCGGCGCCGACGGCGTCTGGGATCGCGCCGACGGCGGAGCCGATCGCGTCGTTCAGGCCGGTGCCGAAACTACGCACGTCGCGCTGCACGACCTCGCCCGTGGGCCGGGCGGCGATCCGCTGCGCCTCGTCATATTCCGCGTTGCGTTTGCGTAATTGTTCGAACTCCGCCGCGAACGGGTCGACATAGTCATCGGCCATCTCACTGGTCCATTCGTTTTGGATCGATGCCGTATCGTCGCAGGATCTGCTTCGCTTCCTCGGCCGTGCCGGTTTTGGCCTTAACGGATGCTTTTAGTCCGTTCACGAAACTATCCTCGGTCTGCCCGTCCGGCAGGCGCATCGGCGCGCCGGGCGGCGTGTAGCGCGACACCGTCTGAACCGGCGGATAGACGTCGTCCGGATTAAGACCGCCGCGCTGCGCGAGATTTCTGTAGGTGTCGACACGGTCTTTGTAGGCCGTCTCATGCGTGGCGAATATGGACTCGGCCTGCTCAACGAGGTTGCGGCGCACGGCGGGGGACAGCGTCCCGTCGCCTTTGACCTGTTGCAGCATGCCCTGGATGGAATCCCAGACGCCGCCCGTGCGCTGCACCGCCTGACCCTCGGACGTCATGACGACAGAGGTCGGATCGAGCATCTTGGCATAGGCGTAGATCATCTGCCGGTCGGAGGCCCCGGTGCCGACCGGCTCGGCCTGCCGGATCGACAACAACATGGGACGGGCGTTGCTGTAGTTGTTGTAGACCGGGCCGCTCTCGATCTCCCGCCGTGCCTGCGTGGCGTCGGAAAACAGCTGCTGCGGCGTGCGCGCCGTCTGTGATGCCGGCGGCGCCGTCTGGATGCTCGGCATCCCCGGGGGCGCCGGGCCAAGGCGCGGCGCGCTCACCGGCACCGGCTGGAACACACGCGTCACCGATCCGTCCGGCTGTTTGACCTCGACCCACTGCCCTTGTTGCGACAGCAGATCGTGCGCCGCCCGGTAGCGGCGGCCCTCGAGCGAGTTGGGATCGAGCTTTCCCTGTTCGACCGCCTGGCTGTATTTCGTCAGCACGCCACGCGCGCCGTCGATCGTCAGCGGCGCG